GCCCTCCATCGCCGTCTCATGGTCTATGCCCTTCGTGCGGTACGAGCCGGGACCTTCGCCTCGTAGCGCGACGGGTCGGGAAACATGGTCGACAACGCTGTGCGGAAGTGTCGCCAGGACAAGTCGGTGGTCGAGTGGAACGGCGTGCGGAGCTTGCCGGGACGGAACGCCTTCGAGTCCTCGATGAGAACACTGTCCTCGCGGCGAATGTTCAGGTTCCCGTACAGCGTTCTCCACTGCGGTGGATTCGTGGGCGTGATCTCCGAGAAGCGGGTGAGCGTGTCGGCCATGAGCTGTCTGTCCGCCGGAAACGGCACGTGCAGCTCGTAGCTCAACGGGTCGTCGACACCGATCGCTTGCAGGCAGATCTTCGTCGTCCGCAGCGACTCCGCCCACCACGAGGACTTGCCGTTCGTAGCCATACGGACACGGGGAAGCCGCAGGTGAGCGTCGAGCGAGCTTCGGTAGTACACGGGGAGGGCCGTCAGTGGCTCGGTCAGGAAGAAGTCGTCGTTGAACACGATGACCTCGTCTGACACCCCTTGCGTTGAGCAGGCCGTGAGGATATTGCGAAACACGTTGGTCTGCGAACTCGCGCTCGTGTTGCCGGGGATGAACTCGACGCCGGTCAGCCAGTTCGGCTTGTACCCCACCACCCACACGGTGCCGTGATCGGGGAAGAAAGCCTCCAGCGAACGGAGGCTGTACCGCAGCTCGTCGTTGGTGTCGCCGGGGCGAACCGGATAGATGACGTCGCGCATGATCGTGCTACGCCGCTGTGTCACAGGACGTCGTGAATGGCCTTGAGTACAGCGGCCTTGTTCGGGAGTCTGTGCGGATCTTCGATGCCGAGCTTGGCTGCGTAGTCGTTCAGCGCACCACGGTGCCAGTCGGCATCGGGAAAGCCGTCGTCGTAGTTCGGCCCGGTGACGGGAGGCTCGTAGGCAACAGGTGCCACCGCCGACGGAGTGTCCAACAGCCCCGCCGCGCTGGCATTGCCCTCGGGGATCCGATAGAGCCGACGCGGCCCGGTGCGGGTCAGCGTTTCGATGACCTCTGGGCCGTACAGCTCGATGAGCCGACGCAGACCGGGGCCGCGCTTGGACGGATCGACGAAGTCGACGATCGCGAATCCGTCCTCAATGGTGGTCACAATCCCGTCAGGCATCTACGGTTTCCCTTCTAGGTGATCTGTACGGCCGCGATCAGGCTCTCGTAGCCGACAACAACCGACCGCTCTGCAATCGCCGCGTACGTGTTCTCCTGCTCTGTCATGGTCGACCGGACCTGCACGGCGTCACGCCATCCGAACAGCGGAGACGTTGCGACAAGAACGTCGCCGAGAGTGTCGACGTAACCGCCGCCGAACACCCACCGATGCCCCAGCGTGGTCCGCATGGCACCGGACACGTTACGGATCTGGTCCGGGTCGACGCTCGCCCAGGCTGCCGACGCGTGAATCACACCGACGGTGTTCGTTTTGGCGAGCTCGCCCTCGAGGTAGGCAACCGCAGTGGCGAGAGACGTACGTGCGACAGGGGCGGGTGCGTCAAGGATCAGCTGACCGCCGACAGCAGTCTCGACCGCTGTCTGTTCCTCCAGCCGAAGAATCTGCTGCACGCGCGCGTTGACCTCGGCTTGGCTCGCTGCTGTCAGATCACACTCGTCGTAGGCCCATACGGTGATCGGTGCGAACGGGTCGGGGTCCATGTCCGGACGGACACCGGTCTTGAGGCTCTCGGAGCCGCTGTCGGGCACGGCGCACCATGGTTCGTCACCCCACACGCCGAACGCGTCGCTGCCGCCGTAGTTCCACGGACGAATCTTGACGCCGTCCGACAGGAACCGCGACGGGCCGCTGGCCTCGGTCCACAGGGTTGCGCTGTACAGGCCGGGAGCCGCCGGGCTGACCAGCGGAGGGTCGAAGATCAGTGCCTGAATCACTGGAGCCGTCATGGCTTACTCCTCATAGTGGTACGGAGGCGGATGACGCGAGTTGTCGGGGTACTCACGTCATCCGCCTCCTATCCGATCAGCGTGGCTGCCTCTACACGCTCGGAGTATTGCACTCGACGGTCTGGCGCGCTCCGATAGCACCGGAGACACACAGCGGGATGGTCACCAGGATCGACTGGTTGCACCGCTTGCCGACGGCGTAGGCGTCCTCGGTGAAGAACCGCGTGTAGCGGTTCACCTGGAGCTGCTCCTTCGGGTACATGACACCCAGCTCGATGACGTTGCTCATCGAGCGGAACCATGTCCCCGCCGGGTACAGCACCACGTCCACGGTGTCGGGCCAGAGCACCGTGTCGAGGTCACCGGGCAGGTCGGTGTCCCGCGTCTGCCAGTCGCCGACGAACTGAAGGGCGATGTTCCGCGCCGACAGCCAGCTCGAGATCTGACCGTCGGAGACGGCCAGGACGTCGAGACCCTCGCGCAGCGCCAGGTCGGCGCGGAGCACCTCGTGGAACCAGCTCGGGGCGATGCCCTCGATGGTGGCGGTACGGGCCAGGCCCTTCTGGAGACGAAGGTTCGTTGCCATCAGAGCCAGGCTGTTCAGCACCGAAGCCGCCGAGCCGAGAACACTGGTCGGCGGAATCACCTTCGCTGCTCCCGAACCGGCCACCACGTCAAGCACGGTGCGGCGGCTGACCGCCCGCAGATGCTCCTGAGCCAGCGAGCGCATGAACCACTCGATCAGCTCGGGCCAGCCCTGCGTCTGGAGGACTCCCGCCTCGACGCAGTACCCCATCGCGTTGAGGCGCAGCTCGACGAACTCGTCGGGGCACGGAATCTCCACGCAGGCCTTGAACGCTGTCGGCTCGCCGGTGCCGCTGTCCACTGCCTCGAGTTCGGGCTCGGTGAAGAAGAACTCGAAGGACTCGTAGATCGAGCTGAGATCCGGCTCGACCGGCCAGCGGATGCCGCCACGGTTAATCGTGATCTCCGGCAAGCTGACCAGGTCAGTCGCACTCGGCACGTCGCAGAAGTCGTACAGCTGCTCGGACGGAGCGCACCAGCCACCGGCTGCGGTGAGGCTCCCACCGGGAAGCCGACGCTCGTCGGTGGCCTCGGTGATGGCCGCGACGAGAGCGTGGCTGTCCTCGACCAGCTTCACGTCACGGTTGAGCCGTGCGAGAACCTGAGTCGCGAACGAGCCGCGCGCACCGGACGGACGACGCGCGCCGCGCGAACCGGGGCGAACGGAGTCCACCGCGAGGGCCAGCTCACGGAAGCCGACACGACCGCTGCGGTAACCCGGAGCGCCGGGCACCATCTCCCAGCCGGGACCGGTGGGGCCTTCGGGAGCGTCCACGGTGCCGACGTTGGCGAACGAAACGGGCGCGTTGCTGTTCGCAGCGACCGGCTCGGTCTCCTCGACGGTTTCGGCTTCAGCCTCGGCCTCGGTTTCCTCGACCTCGGCTTCGACCTTCTCGGCCTCGGCTTCGGTCTCCTCGACCTTCTCGGCGGTGGCGGAGGCAGCGCGGTCAAGCAGCTCAGTCACGCTGCTGCGGTGCGCCTCCTCCTCGGCGGTGGCGGTGGCGAGAGCAGTGCTGAGCTTGTCGACGCTGTCGAGCAGAGAGCGGAGCGCCTCCACGTCGTCGCGTGACAGTTCCTCACCAGCTTCGTGGCGGGCCTGAATGACATTGATTGACCGCTGGGCCTGTGTCCGCAGCTCCTCGAGCTCCGAGACGGTGGCGGGCAGTTCCTCCGGCAGAGTGAACACTCCCGAACTCCTTCTTGTACGACGGTAACCACTTGGTTGGATCGTCTCCCTGGCCCGCAGCCAACAGAAAACTCTCTCTACGGCAAGACCATAACTGTGTCCGGTGCAGAGGTGTCGGGATCCCGGCGTTTCACCATGAAAGCGACACGGTTGTCGGTAGGCCGACGAGAGCCCTCGGCTTCGATCCGCTCGTAGCGACTGTGCCGGTGGAGATACCCGTGGACAGCGAGAGCGCACCCGTCCCAGTACCAATAGTCGTCGATGATGATGAGCCCGCCGGGATTGACGTACGGAAACAGTGACTCGAGCACCTCGGTGGTGGACGAGTACCAGTCACCGTCGAGGCGCAGCAGTGCGATGCCGTCCGGATACCCCTCGTCGCCGGGCAGCGTCTGGGAGAACCACCCGACGTGTGTGCGGTAGTTGTCGACACCGGCGAGCGCCATGGCTTCGATCGCCTTGTCCTCGGAGGCGGCGCAGTTGTGTCCCGTCACCGCTTGCCACTCCACCGCCGATTGACCGGACGGTGTGCCACCGTCGATGTCCTCAGCGGGCGGGAGTCCACGGAAACTGTCGAACAGGTGGTATCGGCGCTCGTTGCCGAGCAGGCTGGCGATACCGGCGATCATGCCGCCGCGCCAGACACCGCACTCAACGACGGCTCCTGGCACGTTGCGGGTCTCGAGTGCGAGCTCAAGGTTCGTCACGTACCGGCGCTCCTTCACCATGGAGTGCCGACGGAATCGCCGCCATACGTCATGCAGTGAGCTGTTCTTCATTTGTCGGCCCGTCGCGTGACGGCCATTCGCCTACCGACCAGTTCCAGCCACGAGAGGCTGCCGTTCAGAACGAGACTGTCAACGGCAGACACAACGCCGGGGAATCGGTCGTAGTAGTCGTCGAACACCACGGTGGCGTTGTCGGCCAGATGAACGTCCCAGGCCGTGAAGTCCCGCAGCACGGAGTCGTGCGTGTGTTCTCCGTCGATGTAGAGCAGGCCCACTTTCAGCCCGACCGTCCAGGTCGCTGCCGCGTCGGTGGACAGCGCCCGCTGAAACGTCGCACCTCGGGCGGTCTCCATCGCGATCTCCATGTCGCGGTGCCGGTAGCGGCGATGCATGTGCGGTCGCCCCTCATAAGCCCCCTCGAGCCCCCAGGAGTCGATGCCGAACACCGGAGCGCCCAGACCCGCCGCTGCGCCCTCGACGATGACACGCAGCGACCCGCCCTGATAAACACCGATCTCCACGCAGGCCGTGTCGGAGGGCGTCTGAGCCGCGAGTTCTCTCAGACGTTCGAGCGCGACGATCTCGGTCAGCGTCTCGGTGTTCATCGCGGTCGAACAACCTTCCGTATCGTCCCGCCGCCTGCCTGACGAACCTCGACCTTGGCCTCGATCAGTGACAGAAACTCGGATGAGCTGGTGCCGTCTGGATAGGTGACGACGTAGCCGACCACTGTCACGCCGCTGGCGGCAGCACGACGACGGGCACCGCAACCGCAACCCATCAGCGACGCGCCAACAGGTCGGCGATCTCCTCCGCCGGTGTCGGAGGACGAGTGATGCGCGAGGCCCGCTCGAGCAGCTCGGACTTCTCGGCTGCACGCTTCGCCTCGAGATCCGCGACGCGCGCTTCGCCGATCGCCTCCTTGACCGCTGCCTTGATCTCGTCGGCGGTAATGACCGGGGAGACGTCCTCGGCAACGTCCTCGTCGGTGGGGCCGAGTGACGCGACCAGGGCGATCGGACGCCCCTGCTCGTCGGAGCGGCCACGGGCCGAGAACCCTGGCGTGTTCACGGCCAGCGCGGCAACCAGCTCGAGCCCCTGACCGAAGTCCCGCCAGTCGCCGGACAGTGGCGACGAGAGACCCTGCTCGATCTGGTCGGCGGTCGCCCACGGAGCCGCGACGCCGGAGAACCAGATGCCGTGATCGTCCTCGCCCACTCTGACCAGCGCGAAGCAGGTTCCCGTGTTGTCGTAGTGTGCCGCTGCCGCTCGGCCGCTCGCGCCGGGGCTGGCGTGACCGGTGCCGACGGTGAGACGTCCCACCGGAAGCCGCTCGCCGTTGTCGAGACGTACAGCCGGGCTGGTGTGGAAGTGCGCGTAGTTCGCCCGGCTGCGGGGAGCAATGACGCACTCGGTCTGAATCGACCGATGGCACTCACCGAAGCAGGCGAGGTGGCCGTAGATCCGGCCGTCGTCGCCCATCGTCGGAAGCGTCGGCCCCTCGAGCTGGGGATTCTGAAACAGCCGGTGGTCGTAGACGCGCGGGCGGAACTCCTCCGCTGCCGCCGCGACCAGTGCCACGTCGCGGGACTCGCGCTCCAGGTTCAGCGGCAGCGTGGTGTCGCCGAACGCCGGAGTCGCCACCAGCGTGGTGCCGATCAGCTCGGCCTCGGTGATCGTCATGAACACCTCACCGTCACTGTCCTCACTGATCTCGTTACCGTCGCGGTCGGTGACCACCCAGCTGGCCGCAGCGAGGTCGACACTGGGACGGGTCACGCCGTGCGCGAGCTGGTCCGCCGCCTCGTCGGCCTCGGCCGTGTTCAGCAGGTACCCCGACGCGACGATCGTGTTGTCACGCTGCTCGGCGGACTCGATGACGCCGACGGTGTAGGCGCTGGTGTGCCCCTCAGCGCCCTGCTTCATCCACATGAGCGGAAGTGGAAACGCACGGAAGGTCAGAGTGATGTCCGACCGCAGCATTCGTCCGTCACTGGTCGGCGTGCCGATGAACGCCACGACGGCGTCGGTGAACGTGCGGAACTCTCCGTCGCTCATGATGTTCTCCTGTTCGGTCGGCGAGCTTGCTGTCATACTCTCAGCCAGCAGGGCAGGCGGCACGAAGCCGAGACCGGCCGGGTCCTCACGAGCACGGATAATCCCCTGCCGCTGACGGTGAATGATCTCGTTCCGTTGAGCGGAGTTACGTCGCTGCTCGCGCGGAAGCGGCGCGTCGGGCGGGGCCATGCCGACACGGCAGCGGCAGTTGCGGACCTCCTGAGACGGCCCACTCGGATCGCCGGGATACTCGAGCTCAGCACCGCCGACGAAGAACGGGTCCTCGACTCTGGCCTTCTGACCGTCGGCCGCGAAGTGCGTGTGCCGAGTGCGGCGGTCCATGTGCGCGCACCAGACCTTGTCGAACTCGACGCCCGATGTTGACGCGGCGTTGAGCATCGCCTGGTTAATGATCCCTGCCGCTTGCAGACCGCTCTCACGAGCGACGTCACGGAACCGTTGGAAAAAGTCGGCAGCCGGGCGGGTCGGTCCCGGTTCGTAGATGTTCTCGTACGCCCGCTCCATCTGAGTGCCTTCGGACCAGTCTCCGCGTGATCGCGCCTTGGCGAGCTTGGCGGCGATCTCACGAAGCCCCTCGGGGCCTCTGGGCATCAGCTCGTTGGTCCGAACGCTGCTGAAGGCGTCCACACCGGTACCGAGCCAGGCTCCGAGCTCGGCTCTAAGCTCCGAGATAGGTATGGCGCGGCGGCTGTTCTTGTTCGTGGTACCCACAAGCAGATCTCGTAGGCGGCTCGGTATGGACTTGCCTGCTGGAGGGTCGTAGGAGCCGAGGAACATCTCGAGTCGGCGACGGCTGCCGACCTGATCCCAGAGCAGGAGAGCCGCCATCTTGACCTGGTCGGGATCGGTGTCCCAGGCCAGTGCCGTCATGCGGGCAACAAGATCAAGACCGAGCCGCTGCTGCCCGGATCGGGGCGCTGTCGGTGCGGGCCAGTTGGCCTCAACCCACTTGGGCGAAGTGCGATCTTCGGTGTACGTGTTCGCGGCCGTCTGCTCGGGAAGGGCGTTACGGATCATCATGGTGCGGGGGAATAGGCGCTCGGGCTCGGGAGGTAGCTCACCGAACGTCGGTCCTCCGAACTTCTCTGCCAGCGCACGGAAGGTCGCTTGCTTCTCGTGCATGTGCTCAAGCCATGTCGGGAAGTCCGATGACCAGTTGGCAGATGCGCCTGATGGCGAGATCCCCTTCGTGGTCGGCGGGGGATTCATGATCTGGTCGCGGATTCGAGCGGATCGCCGCTCATACTCCTCTGGGGAATACGGGCTGTGCACCCACCACTCGGCTAGTCCGTACGGGTTGTCAGGAGTACCGATCGGGATAGGCGCGCCGGTGCGAGGGTCCGTTGTCCACTTGATCTTCGCGGCATCCTTGCGGCGCAGCTCTGCAAGCTGCTTCAGAGCCTCCTCGCGTTCCTCGGGTGTCGAGGGCGGGAGGTAGCCGGGATTACCCGGTATCTCCCACGGGGGACGATCGTCGTCAGGCTCGCCGTCAGCTGTCAGAGCTGGAACGGGACGAGTGTCCGACGCCAGATCCATGCACAGCACGTACGCGGTCTGAACGTAGGCGAAGCACCACATCATCGCCATCACGGGAATGACGCTCAGCTCGACGAGCTCGTCCCACAGGGCCTGCGCGTCCTCGGACACCAGAACATCGAGGTCGGGAGGCGTGGAGTCGTCACCTGCGAGAACCTTCGGGATCATCTCCGACAGCCAAAGTGCGAGCGGGGCGTGATAGGCCCGCTCGAGCGCCCACTCAGCGGCCTCGGTGGTGACGGTCTGCTCGTCGTAGTCAGGCCACATCAGACGTCCACCACCTGCCGCGTCAGCTCTCTGACGACACGGTCACGGACGGTGGCTCGGAGCTTGTCCGGTGAGATACCCAGCCGGTCGAGGAGATCCTCCTCGAGCGCGGAGTCCCAACCGCGAATCAGGTCGAGGACGTCCTCGTGCGCCACAGCTTGCATGAAATGGTGTGTCTCGTGCATGGGCACATCGCGGAGCCGGTCGTAGTCGGCACGAGTACGCCGTCGTTTACCGGCGAGCTCGAGCGCCCGTGTCACCATCAGGTCGATGACCGCGCTCTGAGCTGTGGCGTCCCTCGTCGGCGCGGGGCTGTTCTCGGTGTCGGGCTCACGCTGCGGGCTCTGCTCGATCGGAGGCGGCGGTGGGGATTCCTGAATCGCCGCAGGTGGAGGCTCCACGACGCCGTCAAGAGGATCAAGCAGGGGAAGCAGCGAGGATAGGAGAGTCGGATCGGTCGAGACGCGATCCCGCGCCCACTCCTGCCAACCCTGAATCGTCGACAGGTCGTAGCCGCTGTCGCCGAGTCCGAGGAACTCACGAAACGCCGTTCCGGTGATGACACCGCGATCGAAGGCGTTGGTCGCCTCGTCGGTGAGATCCGGGTCGGCAGTCAGAATCGACGCGTCGTGCCAGACGACGTATCGCTCCGGTTCGATACCCTCGGCCTCCAGCATTCTCGACAGAACCTGCTCGGTGAGCGCCGAGCAGATCGTCTCGACCGGAGGAACGATGTGCAGGCGCACGTCCTCGTCACCGATCTGCCAGGCGCTCCAGTGATTACTGTTGCTGCCCAGACCCAGCAGGCGCTCGGGGCTGACGTCGAGGCCCATGGCGAGACGGGCGATGGCGTCCTTGCGCGTGGTGATGGCGATGTCGGTGACGCTGTTGTCGAACTTCAGGTGGCTGACGTTCTTGACCTGCTCGCCGGGGACGGCCGCGAACATGGGGATCAGCGCGGCCATGCTGTCCTCGTCGTCGTAGGCTGTCTGAGCGACTTGGAACAGCAGCTCCTGTAACTGCTTGACGGCTGGAGACCCGACCAGCTCCATCTCGGACTCGTAGCTGCCGTTCGGCGCTCCGGTGGGCGGCAGCGACATCTCCTGTGGAACGAACACGACGCCGTTGCCGATCAGTCGGGACTTGCTGGCGTTGCTGATCGTCTTGGTGGTGCGGACGATCTCGCGCAGGCTGTCCATGGTCGCGCGTACCGGAGAGTCGGCCTCGCTGGCTTTGCGCGGCCGTGGATTCCAGACACGGAACATCGTGTCGACGCCGGGGACGATCTCGTACTTGTCGCCGTCGGGAAGCAGTACCTCGACGGAGTTACCCTTCCGTTTGATCTCGTCGCGGGTCAGCACGAGCCAACGCTCGCCGCCATCGGACACGATAATGGCAAGCCACAGCTCGCCGGGGACGGTCAGGCACTCGACACTGCGTTTCAGCAGCTGGCCCTGGCCGAGCGGACCACCGGCGATGGCCTTGACGATGTCGTTCACACGGTCGTTGGTGCATTCTCCGGTCGGAAGGCCGGTCTCGTCGTCGAGCTCGGAGGCGATGAGCCGGACACGCGAGCACGAGTTGGCCCGCCACGCGACGTAGTACCGCAGTTCGCCGACGAGATCGAGCATGTCCCACGCCTGGTCCTGCCAGTCGGAGTTACGCGATCCGACAACGGAGGACTTGAAGGACGAAGCTGGGTCGTCGAGGAGCTGGCTCGCAGCGGTCAGTGCTCTGCGGGCACCGTTTTTCGGTCTCCGAACGACACGTAGATGCGAAGCAGGCACAACGCTACGGTATCCGGTGCGGGTGCTTAATCGTCGTTAACGGTCTCGATGGCGATGTCCTCGTCGGAGGACAACGGAGCGAGCATTCCGATGAGTTGACTTGCGGCAAGGCCGAGCGGAAGCATCGACCACCACGGCCACTCGAGCAGCAGCACCGGCACGGCGGCTCCGGCGAGGCTGATCCAGAAGCCCACACACCATGGGCAGCCGACGAACTCGAGGACACCGGACGTCGGACCGAACCGTCGTGCCAGCCGAATACGAACAGGGTCGAGAATCGTGTCAGCGTTGACCAGACGTGTCAGTCGCATGACGGACAGAACGTACAGCGTGAGGATCAGCACCGTGCTCATGGCAGTGACGATACAAGCTGTGGAGTAGCGTGCTCACCATGGCGGACGTCCGGTGCATCGACTGTCTCGCCGAGGGCGTGACGCGCCCTCGCCCGACACCGCACGGAGGGCCTCGGTCGCCGCGATGCGTGACCCATCACCGCGCCAAGAAACAGCGGGAACGGCTGCGTGCTCACGAGCTGAAGGTTCAAGCGGGGTACGGCATCAGTGGAGAGCAGTACTGGCAGTTGTACGCCGCTCAGGACGGCAAGTGCTTCATCTGCCAGCGCGCCACCGGCCAGCGGAAACGGCTGGCGGTCGATCACGAGCACAACAAGGACGGCTGCACGCATCCGCCGGAGACCGGCTGTCCGGCCTGCGTGCGGGCACTGCTGTGCGGCCCGTGCAATCAGATGATCGGTCGGCTCGGCGTCGCGGCCCTGACACGCGCGATCGACCTGCTTCAGAATCCACCGGCACAGAGCATTCTGTGAGGTACATCGTCGCGCTCGGTGGCATCGTCACCCGTCGGCGCGTACGAGCGAAAGCGTGCTGGTACGCGCCTATCCGATCCGTCGCTTCAGCCAAGCGGGAGTGTCCACAGGTCGAATCGGAAACGGAGCCGTCATCGTGATCTGGCCCGCACTGAGCGCAGCCAGCCGATCGTGGGCAATGAGAGCGGCAGCGACACGGTCGGGCTGATGCTGTCCGGACTGCCAGTCCGCCGCCTCCGCCTCGAACACCGCGAGCTTGTGTTCGACGGTGCGGCACTTCCCCGTCTCGAACGCCTGCCGCAGCAGCGATGACCGGCCCACCGCGTCGACGGAACCACGTCCGCGCCACTTGTAGATCACGAAGGGCATCTGCACGGGAAGTGCCCGCTCCTCCACCGCTGTCAGCGGAGCGCCCCGCTGCTTCTTGGTCACGACCTCGGTGTGCAGATCCTTCCAAGCTCGACGCAGAACCGCCTCGTACGTCGTCGCCGACGAGTACGCCTCCATCGCGATCTCGCGGGCGTTGACCTCGAGCGCCAGCAGCACCGCCTGCCTGGCCCATTCGTCAGCCGTCATCTGTCCCGACCAGTCCTCGGTCAGCGTCACGATGCCGTCGCCGCCAAGCGACGCGGCGATGATTCCGGTCTCGTCCCCTCGCCCTGAGTCGGCAGGGTCCACGCCGACAACGGACGCCACCACGCGTTCGGGAGGCTCGGGGACACGGGTCTCGAACCAGGACCGCATGAACAGCCCACCTGCGGGGTTGCGTGGACTGCCCTGATACAGCGCGTACCAGACACGCTCACCGATCTTGCGTCTCGTCTGCTCGAACTCGTGCCGCGTACGGCCTCGCGCACTCACCATGACCTCGCCCGGCTCTCGGCCCAGCGAGTCGGTGATTCCGTCCTCGGCGATGGCCGGAATGTTGATATGACGCCACGTGCGGTACTGCGGAGCGATCTGCGACTCACCGGCGATGATCTGACCGGCAAGGTCCTCGGGATGCCAGCGGGTCTGAATCAGAATCATGCTGGCCTCGGGCGAGAGCCGCGTCTGGGCCACGGAAGCGAACCATTCGTCGACCTTGCGCCGGTGGCTGGCGCTGTCCGCCTCGATCATGTTCTTGTACGGGTCGTCGATGATGAACAAGTCGGCAGCGCGGCCGGTGATGGACGAGCCCAGGCCCACGGCGATCATGCCCCCTCGAGCTCCAGCGATCCGCCAGGACTGCACACGGGACGACGTGGTGGACAGCTGAAGGCCCAGCTTGTCCTCGATGGAGACACCGGTCATGGCGTCGACCACGCCGGAGCCGTGACGGAGGATCAGATCTCGGCAGGCCCGGCTGTGGTCCTCGGCCAGCGCATCGCCGTAGGTCGCCAGAATGATCCGTCGGTTTGGATTCAGCTGAAGCGCCCGCAGTGGTGTGAAGATCGCACAGAGCGAGCTCTTGCCCTCCTGCGGCGGCGTGGTGACCAGCAGGTTGTGGCGCGGCTTGGTCAGTACCACCTCGATCGCGTCGGCGATCATCTTCAGTGCAGGTGTGATGTGGTAGCCCGGATCGACCGCGTGCGCGAGCTCGGCCGCATTGCTGTAGAGCGTCTTGACACGCTCGCGCGACTGCGAGGCGCGGAGATACTCGAGCATCGCCTGCCTCGCCTCCGGCTGCCATGAGCTGGAGACGTTGCCGACGACGTCCGGCGAGTACGTCATGTCGCGGAGTCATCCACCTTGCGGTATTCGTCGCTCAGAATCTGTGGCACCGCGAACCGCCACAGGACTCGGTGGTGGATCCGCTGCGAGGAGCCCATGGGCGTAATGATGACGCACGACGGTGCCATCATGACGGTGTAGAACGACTTCAGATACGTGCCATTGTCGCGGTACACGTCGGACATGCCGCCGTCGTTCATCTGCGTCGGAGGCTGGTGCAGCTGAAAGCCGGTGTGCGTGAGCAGCAGCTCGCCACGGTTCCCCTGCGTGACGTACGTGTTCACGTCCTCGTTGATACGGCCGACGAACTCGACGGGACGGTCGGTGCGGATGAAGAAGCTGTTCATCGCCTTGCGGGCGAGCCCCCGCTGGAAGAACCCGCCTCGCTGTGTGCCGCTGATGTAGTCACCGCCCTGCGCGAAGGCGACGGTGAGGGCGTCGGTGTCGTCGAGAAACCGCAGGTAGTGGCAGATCACCTCGTCGAGGCTCTTGGTCATGATGTTCTTGAGCTCGTCGCCGATGTTGATTCGATGCGAGAAGTACGTGTAGTCGTCGTCGAGCTGAATGTGCCACTTCAGGCCGAGGTCGGCCGCGATCTTGCTGGCCGCGTTCCGCGCGTAGACGATCGTGCGCCGGTTGTCGGACTGGTCGGCGGTGTCGAAGGTCTTGGATATGGCGAGCTTGTCGAACTCGATGACCTGATCCCCGTACCGCTCACGGTACTGCGGGGCGGTCTCGTCCTCGTTGTCGATGACGATGTAGATCGGGCCGGTGTACCCGCGCTTACGGAGCGAGTTGTACGTGATGACACGGTCGGGCCTGCCATGCGTGAGGATCAGGGCCGCGAAGCCCTCGGGGACTCCGCTCACAGCTCCTCCGGCTGTTCCTCGAGATCCTTCGAGAGCGTGTCGCGGAGCGCGTTGGTCAGCCGGACGTAGCCTTTCTTGATCGCGTGGTCGAAGTCGATCAGCACGAGTGCCTGATCCTCCATCAGCCGCTGGACCTCGGCGGGTGCGCTCGCGTAGTAGTCCGCGACCTTGTGAAAGTCGATGACGGTGTGCCGCTGCGCGGCACGGAGCAGGAACGCGGTCACGTCGTCGGGCAGCTTCGCCTTCGTGATGGCTTTCTCGAGCTCGAGTGTGCGGCTGACGTCCATGCACTCGGACAGGTCCGGCGGATCGTCGGTCGGCGTGTAGTGCGGGACCTCGGTCTTGTCGCTGTACTTCGGCGTCGTGTCGGAGGCCCGCTGAAGCTGGTCGATGTCGGCCTGCGTGTAGCTCAGCCCCTCGAGGTCGTCGCCCATGTCGTTGAGCAGAGACAGCAGCTCGTCGGTGTCGTAGCCGCCCAGCTGGGACGTGCGGTTGTCGACGAGCACGATCCGGTTGGCGCGGTCGTCGTCCACGTCGACCCAGTGAACGAGCATCGTGTCCCAGCCCTCGTCGGGATGCTGCTCGGCCAGGTCGCGGAACGCCATCAGTGTGTGGTTACCGGCGAGCACCTCGTTCTGCCGTCCGGTGTGCGTGCCGATGTTCACCACGATCGGCTTGTACTGACCGTGCGCCCGCAGGCTGGCGGCGATGGCCTTGACGTCACCTCGTCTCGGATTCCGGTGGAACGTGGACAGGTCTTTGATCGGTACCGAGGTCGTCGCCCCGGTCAGCGATGTGGTCATACGGGAAAGCGTAACCGACAATCGCTGGCCTGCTACGACGGTATGATAGAATGGATCCACGAGCGGCACGGAAGCCGCTCCCCACGGAAGGAACCGACATGCGAAACATCCAGCAAATCCCCCAGGCGATCCTCGGCGGCGTTGATCTCGGAAAGCTGAGCCGGGAGCAGCTGAAGGCTCACGTCATCGGCCTGCGACCCAGCCCCGTCGAGCACGCTCAGGTGCAGATCGCGTTTCAGATCGACGGTGCGCGGAAACGGGTCGAGGCCCAGCTCCAGCCGCTCGTGTTCGCGTCCGAGAACGAGGAGTCTCTGTGGCGCGAGGGTCTGCGCGACGAGGGTCTGTCCGACGAGCAGATCGACCTGATCGCCGCCGGGCAACCGGTGCCGGGTCTGGGTCGCGAGTGGCAGCCCATCGCACTGCTCGAGGCCGAGGGTCGGTGGTGACCATGAACCGCCCCACCGCCGCCAGCCCGGAGCAGATGCGGAACCGGTTGGAGCTGCGCCGTAGTAATGCGGCCCAGCCCCACCGGAACCGCAAGGCCGAGGCGAAGAAGCCGGGCAAGGGTAACCGCAACAACTGGAAGCGAGAGGTCCGATGAACCGCTTCGTTCTGCACGCCGACCCGTTCGTCGCCGCTCGGATGCACTGCGACAAGCACGTCGTCAAGATGATCCTCGAAGAAGCCCAGATGCTGAGCACCGTGCAGCGGGCGCACGGCAATGAGGACGACCGGCTGTATCGGGCCACGCATCGGCACCACCCCTGCACCGTGTGGGCCGGTGAGAGCGTCGAGAACTATCGGTGGGCGTGGCTCCTCCTGTGCGCCCTGCTGCGTGAGTACGAGTACCGGTACGGCCGCGTCCACCTCACGTCACGGCTGCGCGACCTGCTGGCAGACCCGCCCGCCGATCTGCCGAGTCGCGGACTGACGCCGTTCCCGCAAGCGATGCCGGAGCAGTTTCGGGGCGACGACCCGGTGGCTGCGTACCGCCGGTTCTACCTCCTCGACAAGGTTCGGTTCGCTCGGTGGACCCGCAGGTCAGCACCGGAATGGTGGACCGCCGTCGCCTGAGACGGCGTATGATAGAATGGTACTAGCGTCCGGCACTGAAGCCCGGACCCAACGGAAGGAACCGAGAATGACCGCAAACAAGCTGAGCCTCGTCAAGGTCGCCCCGCTGACCTGGACGGTCGGGGCCGGATCGCTGCACCACCACTACGTCGTTCGGAAGGTCTCGGGAGTGTTCGAGGTTCACCGCCGCGACGCTCGCGGAGTGACCCGCATCGGCACCGCCCACACCGTACCCAGCGTCAAGCAGCTGATCGCCGACCACGAAGGGACGTGGAACTGATGGCGACGATGCTGGGCGACCGCACCAAGCACAAGCTCCCCTGGTCGCAGTGCGACTGCGGGTGCCGTGCCGGAAGCCGGAGCCGCAAGGCCGAGCGCCGCATTCAGCGCAAGGTCGAGAAGCTGGAAGTCCGTCGTCAGATCGAGGTGGAGCGGAGCGAGTCATGACCACACCGTTCAGCTCCACCGCCCGCCCCGCCTCGTTCGCACCACGGAAGGGACCGATGAACAAGCGCGAGCAGTTCCTCAACCACGTGTTCGGCAACGGCTGGATGCCCGACACCACTCGGCAGGTCCGTTCGGGCGACGGGCTGGTGCAGGACCCTCACGCGTTCGTGCGGGAGTCCCAAACCGGGCCGGACTGGAAGCTCCGGCTGGACTTCACCGACGCTAACGGATACCTGAGCACCAAGCTGCGCGGCGTGCTCCTGTTCCGCGAGGGCGAGGAGAAACTGCGCCTGCTCCCGCAAAGAGACTGGAGCCACAACCGCGTGCTCTGGGAGGTCACCGGACGAGACCTCGAGCCCGGCTGGCGGGAGGTCGCCCTGCGGCCCCGCGCCGAGCGCATGGTCGAGGACCCTGATCTGTGCGCCTGGCTGGCCGCCGAGCAGCTGTGGACCGAGCGGGTCGAGTTCGAGGCCCGCGAGAAAGCCCGCATCCACGAGCAGAAGCAGCGGCGGAAGCCGCCGCAGGGCCTGGCTGTGGAACGGCACGTCTGGGACCGGCGAGCGGATGCTGTGCTGTCCGCCGCTCGGAAGCTCTATCGGATCGACGGTCTGAGTGACACCGCCGCACTGATGGACGACCTGCGGAAGGCGGTCGCCCAGCTCGAGGAGTCCCTGTCGTGACTCCTCCGAATCGTCCCGCGCACCGCGTGGGTCAGCAGTACCCAACTACACCGAAAGCAGGTATCTGAACATGAAGGTCACCATCCGCCCCGACGGCTCGATGGAGCTGGACGTCGCCAACGGAGACGGGCAGGCCGCACTGGACCTGATCCGCTCGCTTCAGGGCAGCACGACGACACCGCCGAAACGGCAACCGAACGATCCGGCAGCGTTGACACCGGAGCAGCGGAAAACGTACGACGTGCTGGCCGCTCATCCCAGCGGGTGCCATTACACCGTGGTCGCGGAGTACCTCGATGTGTCGAAGTCCGTCGCCAACAGCCGGTGCAACTACCTGGCCGGTATCGGGTACGCGGAGCGCATCCGCTCCGGTGTCTATCGGGTGGTCTCATGACCGCCCTCACCGTGGTCCCGCTGCTCCTGTCTCTGCTCGGAACCGTGATGCTGTGGCGGCAGACGGTGCGCGGCGACGCCGACACCCACTGGACCGACATGTGGGCGGTGCTGGCCCTGGCACCCCTCATGTTCTTCATCGTGGCGCAGGTCATCGGGTCCGTACCATAGCCCGCCCGGCTAGCCCACATATGATAGAATCATTCCAAGCGGCAACCAAGCCGCCCCGACCGGAAGGAACCGACAGTGAGCAAGATCAAGTACACGACGAAGCCCGGAGAGTACGCCCTCGAGTACATCGCCGATCACGGCAGCCTGCGGATCAATATCGACAAGACCGCGCCGGAGTACCTGCCGTGGTGCGTGTTCATCACCGAGCACAACGGCCCGAACCACGTCGAGGCGACGGAGTCGCGGACGGTGCTCCACACCTATGCCCAGACCCTGACAAGGGCGAAGGAGCTGGCGCAGGACTACGTGGACACCCATCCTCAAGGGCAGTCGGCGGAGGACCGCTACCGCGACAGGCTCCCTGACATGCCGGACCTCGACCTGCTGGCCGATCTGGCGAGCGCCACTCGTCAGAACAAGTACGGAAGCCACGGTGACCAGATCGCCATGCTGGAGGCCGAGATCCTGCGACGGATGCAGAACTGAGTCGCGCTTGGCGGCACCGTGCCTCTCAGCCCGGTGCCTGCCAGTGAGCCACTCAGCTCCCCCACGGCGGGGCCAGCCGAACCAACCGAGTAGTGAGGAACACCCCACCATGACCGAACAGGTCGCAGGAAACACCACCCCGGACGACGGCACACTGACCATCGTCACCGGGGACGAGGAGAACCCCCGAGAGCTGATCGTCCCCCCGCCCGGTGTGCGGCAGGACGCCTTCCACGCGCTCGGCACCGAGATCCCCGAGGGTCTCGACACCGCTGAGGCGCTCGAGTACGCCAACATGGCGAACTGGAACGTCCGCAAGGAGCAGCTCACCGCCGTCGTGTACGAGGACGGCATCCGCAACGAGGTCCAGGTGCCGAACAGCCACGCGGTGATCCGCACCTCGCCGTTCACGCACAAGGCCGAGGTGCTGGGCATCGTCGGCAACCGGTGGACCCCGTTCCAGAACGAGGCCGTGGCCGGTGTCATGGACAACATCACCGCGATGTCCGGCGCTCGGCTCAAGACCGCGCTCGTGCTGAACGGTGGCCGCAAAACGGGACTGGTCATGGAGATGCCCGAGGGCATGACCTTCACCAGCCCGGTGACCGGGGCGAAGGACGTGACGAAGCTGAACCTCGTCCTGTTCAACAGCCACGACGCCAGCTCCGCTCTGAGCGCGGTGTTGACGCCGATCCGCCTGTTCTGCGCCAATCAGCAGCGCATGGCGGAGAGCACCGCGACGAGCCGGTTCATGCTGCGGCACACCGGCGAGGAGTCGATTCGTATGGCACAGCTGGAGGAACTGCTCACCGAGTCGTTCAGCTATCAGGACGTGTTCACCCGTCAGGTCCAGGCGATGATCGACCGGAGCCTCGACGAGGAGCTGGCCCGGATCGAGCTGGAGCATCTGTTCCACGCCAAGGACGTGGACCTGACCGAGCGGCAGCGCGAGCTGCGTCAGCAGACGGTGGACTCGGTGTTCAGCCTCTACATGGGATCGGAGACAGTGGCTCCGTTCCGTGGCACCGCGTACGGAATCTACAACGCGGTGACCGAGTACACCGACCACGTTGCACGGGTGATCGTGCCGGACGGTGACAACGAGCGCAACGTGCGCGCGATGCGGACGCTCGAGTCCGCCGGACTGGACGACCTGAAGGCCCGCGCCTTCGATCAGCTGGTCCCCGCCTGACCGGAGCGCCCCGCCCGTGGAGACACGGGCGGGGCCTTCCACCCCTCTGACCACACCACACGAAAGCATGGAGACATGACCCACTTCACGATCACGGTGGCCCTGCCGGGAGACACCGACAGAGGCGACATCGAGGCGGCACTGCAAACCGCGATGGAACCGTATTACGAGGAGCTGAACGTCGAGCCGTATGTCCGGTACACCGCTCAGGACATCGTCGAGGACACGCAGTACCAGCTGTATCGGATTCAGCACCCGAACATCACGCCGGAGGACTGGTTCGGTGGAGAGCTGGACGAGGACGGGAACATCGTCAGCACCTACAACCCGGACAGCCAGTGGGACTGGTATGTCATCGGTGGGCGATGGGGCGGGCACTGGACGATCAAACAGGAGTACGCGTACACGGCGGCGAAGGGTCTGACCGAGCCAAGCAGCTTCGGGCACTCCGAGCACGCCGCCGATCCCCGTCGTGTGGACGTGGCACGGATCGGTCAGCTCGAGCCGGAGTCGCTGGACCCCACCTTCGCACTCATCACGCTCGAGGGCGAGTGGCGCGAGAGCGGCACCGTTCTGTGGTTCGGCCAGTCTCGCGACGAGAAGAATCAAGCCGTCTGGGAGGCGGAGTACCTGTGCTGGATATCCTCGCTGCCCGCCGACACCTGGGTCGTCCTCGTCGACGCCCACATCTGAGACGATGACCGACCTCGAGCTCGAGATGCTCACCACTCCGAAGATCGACCCGCTGACCGACCCGCTGCTCCACGTCGACCCGTCCTGCCCCCTGTGGGACCGTCTGATGGACGAACTCCGATGATCGGTGTGGTGGTGGGCCTGCTGATCGCACTGTCTCCTGCGGACGATCGCTTGGACGACTACGCGCGCGACAACAAAGTCATGGTCTGCTACCTGCTGGACAAGCATTCGGGTCCGGCAACGCAGCAGGAACTGGCGACGCGCATGACCGACTCCGACGCCCTGGCTGTGATGCGGTGGGCCGTGGAGAACTACTGCCCGCGCAATCGGGCCACTCTCGAAGGGCTGACATCATGACAACGCCGCGAGGTCTCGAGATCACGTTGTGGACGACGGGTATCGTCGCCGCGTTCGGGCTCGCCTTCCTACTGCTTGGGGCTCGCTCGTGAGCGCGAAGCTGTACCTCTGCCGAGGGTCGAACGAGATCGGAGCAGCCAGACAGGACGCGGTGGGCTGGTGCCGGTGGTGCAAAAAGATCGTGCGGGCACGTGTGGGGACAGGACGACTGATTCGGCACACGACGGCGATCAAGTCACAGGGAAGCGAGGAGCTGTGATGCGGTCTCCCCTCGAGATCACCGTGAGTGTCGATCGTGAGACACAGAGCGTCGTGGTCGCCTTCGGGCCGATGGATGCCGGAGACGTGGCCCATCTGGTCGACCACATCGCCCATCACCACGAGTCGTTTCGCGAGACGCTGGTGGATCATGTCGCGGACGCCGTCATGCAAGCTCAGGACACGGTCACATGAACATGGTCGTAATGGGCCGGTGCCTGCCAGATCGTGTAGACGACACCGAAGCGGCCTCGCTGCGACAGGACGTCGGCGTTGATCGTGTTGCCCAGCGCAGTGTTGCCTCCGACCATCACGTCGATGGCCCGGCCGGA